TGATCAGCAGAAGCTGGCGTTTCTTAGTGGCTTTATGAGAAAACTCGTAAGCAAGGGAAAGCCGCTTCAAAAAATCGTCAAGGGGTCAGGGAAAGTCAGGAAGATGGCTCCTGCAAGAGGGGGCAAACGCGTTCCAAAAGACAACGTTGTGCCTGCTGGCTTTGCCGAGGGCACTAAATCCCCTAATGCACAGCGAACTTGGGACGCCTATCGCGAAAAGGCTATGACCTCAGGTGGTGGGGCCGACTCACTGCTTCTTTACCCTGCGCAGTTTGCTGCCGAAAAAATGTTGGGTAAAGAGCGGGTACGTAATAGAATGTGGAAAGCTGTTGGGGCGCCAGCGCTAAGAGCCGACACTGCTGTCGGGAGAGTCCTGGAAAAGACGCCGCTCGTAGGGAAGAAACTTTTTCGCGTGAAAGAGATGGTTCCTTGGGGCAAAGGACTTCATCGTGAGGTAGAGCGCTCTTCGGCTTTGGGGCCTCTCACGAAGGCTAGAGATATTGCTGCGCCCATCATTGTCGGCGCAGGTTTAGAGAAAGGCGTCAGGGCAATGACCAAGAAAAAAGATTCCGAGGATGGCCAGCACATAAGAGAAAAAGCCGCTTCAGTAATGCTTCATCTCCATCAGGAGAACAGGGGGCATGAGAAGCGTGCAGATGCCCTACGCCTTCTCTACAAGCAAGTAGAGCTAGGATACGGACAGCTGCCGCAATCTTTCGGCGAGCTAAATGAGAAATTAGCTTCGCTAGTAAAAGAGGATTTAGGTGTGTTGGAGAAGGCATTGGAATTAGCTGGGGGCAACCTAAAGTTTGGCGAGTTGGGATCGAAAGATAACTCCATAGCCGGGACCCCTGCAGAAAAATTCCAAGCCGACCTCCTGGACTGATCGAAAACAACTTTTTTTGGAGGGGCAGAGATGGTCGTCGCTATCTCGGACAGCAGAATCGTTCCCATCACTGAGGACTTGACCACAGAAGTGTCAACCCTAGAAATCTTGCGTGGTCTTGAGACCATGTACCGCGTGGACAAGCCCTTGGCTGTCCCCGGAACCACCGCACTTCTTATGGGTGAGTTTGCGGTACTGAATTCGGCCGGTAAGGCGGAGCGCGCAGGCGCTACACCTGTGGGCCAGACCTACCTTGTCTTTGCAGGTACCGATCGCTTTGATGTCAAGGCAACCGGACAAGTGACCCTCGTTATGAGTTGGCCAATCCAGGCGAAGACCACACGCTACAACACCGGCGGATCTTACGCGGTTGGGGATCTCCTCACCGTTAAGAACCTTGGTGGTGGTCAATCGCAGCTTACACCAGCGGCAACAACCGAATTCGCGGTTGCACGCGTGCTGGAAGTTGGAACAGGTTATCTCGTGTACGAGACTCTAGGCGGCGGCTCTACAGAGCTATAACCCCTGACCGAAGTCGCACTTGTTTGAAACACTTTTGAACATCAAGGAGATTTAGATGTACGAAGGATTGGATAGCCAGACGTTTAACAATCTCTTCATTGAGAGATTGGACACCGTCGAAGGGCTACAAAAAACAGCCGCTGCCGGCGCAGCATTTGTTCGATCAAAGATTCGTGAGATCGGTTTCGGGCGTCGCATTCTGCCGCCAGAATCCGTATCCCGCGCAGATCTAACTCGCTCGACCGATCATGACACTCTGATCAAGATCGTCGATATCGAGCATGAGTCCAAGGCTATGGCGGTCAACTTCGCTTCAACAGCGAACGAGCGCTATATCCAAGGCAAGCGTTATGCGCTGCCGTTCTTCAAGATCGAGTCCGAGAAATTCGTCAAGTCTGAAGGCGAACTCTTGGCCTATGATTACCCAATCACGAAAGTGATTGAGGAGAACTCAGTCAAGGACATTCAAAAAGTCGAAGATATCAAGTTCATCGAATATGCAGAAGCTGCGATCACGATCACAGGCAAGCGTATTATCTCTGCATCTACTTCGGTAGACCGCAAAGAGATGAACAGTCTCTTCAAGATGATCGACTTCGATCAGCTGACTGTTGGTTGCACGCTCATGAACACCGTCGACTATGACGATTACATGATCCAGCCTGCAACTGAAATCGGCTCGCCCTTGGCGTCGGAAATCACTGTTGATGGCTACAAGTATCAGACGATTCTGAATCGTCGCCTTGTTGTCACCAACAAGCACGATATCCTGCTCCCTGGCGAAATCTGGGCTTTCACTGAGCCAGCCTATCTCGGTAACTTCTTTATCCTGAATGACGTCAAGTTCTGGATCAAGAAAGAAGCCGATTTGGTTGTTTGGAAGACCTGGGAATATATTGCCGAAGGCTTCGGTAATATCAAGTCGATCGCTAAGATCGAACTCGATGTTCCAAACCCAATTCCGTAAGTTTTTGGGGCGAGCTATCGTTCGGCAACGGCCGGTAGCTCGCCCTTCAATTGTGAGGAAGTTTTATGAAGACAGAGGATCAGCCGCTTGAACTTTATCGGGTGACCAATATCACCGCCCGAGCTCCCCGCATTGATCCGGGCACTCAATTAGATCTTCGCACTGCCGCCGAGGCCAAAGGCCATGCGATCTCTTTTCGCGGTGCAAGAGGCGGCGCAATCCTGTTAGCACCAGGCGAAAGCCAGGTCACTAATGATATTACCGGCAGCCTGAGGAAGCTGGAACAAAGACTTCTCGTGTCGATCGTAAACCTGGACATAAACGCAGAAGCACCGCCGGCACCTGCAGCTCCAGTTGTGGCAGCTTTGCCTGTCGAGGTCGCCCCTCCGGTTGTAGCAGCTGTGCCCGAGAAGGTCAGCCCTCCTGTGGTAGCTAAGCCTCCGGTAAAAGCCCCCGTAGCATTGCCAAAAACGGGCAGCGGGCCGGCACCAGTTGTAAAGAAAGCACCGGCAGCTCCTGCAGTCGCAGTTTCCGCAGCTCCCGTACCAGAAGCGACTACGCCAGCAGCTCCTGAAGTTGCGGTCGATAACAGCAACGACGAGATCATCTAGTTCGTGCGGACTTTGTATCGAGCGCCGTACGCCAGTTTCCCAATAGGAGTCCCTATGCAAAAGCAGCAGCCGCAGCAGCAGTTCCAGTACAAGTTAACGAATACGACGGTTAAACCCCCCAAGCGCGATCCAAAAACCGGCGTCGATCTTCGCACGATGCTAGAGAAGGTCGGGCATGTTGTTTCCTTTCGAGGGAGAAACAACGAGTCCGTGATGGTTGGGCAGAACAAGTCCCACATCCTCTACGAGCTGACTGAAGGCATTATCGGCCTTCAGCGCGGTGGGCATGTGAGCGTCGAGAGAATCGACGATGTCATGACGCTGCTGGCTCAACACACCAACAAGCCTGCAGCTCGGGCAACCGCACCGCAAGCAGCCGTTGCGGATAACCCAATGGCTAAGGAACCCGATTCGAGTGAGGCTTCTGACTACGCGGAAATACCAAGCTCTGAGCGAATGGCGAGCGCCATCGAGATGGGGCTGGACGATCACAAGCAAAAGGGCGGAAGCGAGTACGAGGGGGCCACCAATCCAGATGGTGAGCCTAATTTTCTCGTAACTGCCAGTAAAAAAATATCCCGTAAGGCTCGTCAAAGATAAGAGGCTACTATGCCGACGTACCAACAAGATTGGGTCACTGGGCGTCAAGAGAAGGCGAAGCGTTATCTTCGCCTTTTTTTGCGTGATACGCCGGAGCTTAACCGCTTGATCCGCAAAGAAGAGTCCGACGACGAGATGCTTCTCTTCTGCTTGGAGATGACGATCTCTGACTGGAACAGCACCACGCCCTTGATAAGGCAGGTGGATATCGGGAACTATCCCAGTCTCTACCTGCTCATGCATGGCTCCGTGATCCAGGTAATGAAGTCCCAGGGGATATTTCAGTCGCGTAACGAGCTCAATTACTCGGCAGGCGGGTCGAGCTTTATCCGTGCGAATAAGACGAACTACTACATGGCCTGGATGACCAATTTCGTAAACGACTACGAAGTCAAGAAGCGAAACATGAAAATGCAACTCAATATCGCTGGTGGTTGGGGTGGGGTCAATTCTGAATACGATAGGATAGGCTATGCTTGGTAAGTTCTGGGAGGGCTTCTTCAAAAAAGCAGAGGAAGCAGATATCAGAAAGCTAGAGGCTCAGGGCAATGCGCCGATGCTCGCCCGAACCATCAGCAAAGCCGGACCAAGAGCAGACGACCTTACCGCTGAGAGTGACCGCGCTAAATTCGAGGTAGCCAGAGGGTAATCGTGATTGATATAGGCATAACAACTGAAGAATTCATCGAAGCGTTTCGTCAGGCCTGCGAGGATATGGTACAGAAGGTGATCGAGAAGAACTCGGACTACACGGGTGACTCGGCAAACCCTTTCGAGACCTTCGAGGCTTGCGAGGCTCTTCGTATTTGTTCTGCCGAGACGGGCCTTCTTACCCGGATCGTAGAAAAAGTAAAACGGGTAGACGGGCTGCTAAAAAAAGGCTCTCGTCTTGTGCACGACGAGCCCATTCAGGAGACCTGCCTCGACATCGCCAACCAAGCCATAATCCTGCTTATCCGGCAGAATTTCGTCGCACGACTTGCCGCTATAGCCCCCATCGACGGTAGTAAGTTTGTTCTTTCCGATATGCCCCCACCAATCAACTTCAAAGGGCAGTGACATATGGCCGGAGTGCTAAGAAGAATCCAGTTCGAGAGTATTGCTGTGACCATACTGTCGACCGGGCAGATACCTCGCATTCTCATCAAATGGAAGCTGGAGCCAACCTCGCAAAAGCTATCCAACCTCAAATTCTTTGTGGATCGCGGGGAGAGCCCTACGGAGATGCACCAGCTCAACGCGTCACCAATTGCTGCCAAAGGCCTGGATGAATACGTCGACCATACGGCAAACGTAACGGACCTCGATAAGATTTACTACTTCCGTGTCCGTGCGGTGGAGTTCCAGGGCGCAACGCCGGTTCAGACATTTACCTCCCCAAGCACGACCTGGGATGGCGACCTGGATTTGGTGGGGCTCTACATCGTTGAGGAACACCTCTTTGCGCACCGCTGGGTCTACGGTGTGCCGGTCATGATTTACAAGAAGCGTCGCGATGGGGTCTATTGCCCAGAGTGCTGGGATGATGTTCTGCAGCGTGTGGCTAAAAGCAATTGCCGGACCTGTTACGGCACTGGGCGCCTTGATGGTTTCTACGCCCCAATCGAAGCGTGGATGAGCCTTGAACCCGATCCAAAGATGGAGCAGGTCGTCGACTGGGGAAAGCGGCAGCAGGGGCAGACGGACATCCAGTTCACCAACTACCCTTTGCTGTCGGTAGATGACCTCATTGTGGAGCTCAAACCGAATAAATTCTGGAAGGTCTCCATTGTGAGGGCTCCTGAGAAAAACAGGACTGTAATACTTCAGCTCTGTAGGCTCGATGCGGTAAACCCATCGGACGTCGAATACAAGATCCCTGTGCCTGATGACAGGCGCCGCATTTTGCTCGAAGAGTCAGATCAGCGGGAGAAGGAAAGGGAATTTTGATGCATGCATTTTGGGTTGGATTCGAAAAGCGTGCCGGAAGCCTGCTGGGGGCGATGCCTGGTATAACCTCAGGGCTTCGCACCACAAAGTCGTTTGGCAAGATCCGGTCTGCACAGCCTAAGTCGGGGATATCCATCGGCGCTCGGTCTTTGGCCAGCCCCATTCCGGGACCGCCCACAGCGAGTGCGGTAAAGGCCGGGATTCCTGGGGCAACCGCGTCCTCCGTAGGGCGTAATGGCATACCTAAGCCGCCTATGCAGTACGGGGCAGGCCTGCAAGGGAGCTACATATGAGGTCCAAGGATCTGGTAGGAATGGTCAAATACGGGTCTTATGCGGACGCATTTAAAGACGTGGCCAAGCAGATGGAAAAGCAGCAAAAAGTGGTCGTAAAGAAGCTCAAGAAAGATGTCCAAAAGAGATCCGCACCCGTAACCCCGCCCAAACTTTGATTAAGCACGACAGGGACACGGTGTCCCTTTTTTTGGCCCCACCTAAACTTTGATTGGATATGACCGATGGGAGCAGATGACAGGATAAACCCTTTGCTCGACGGCGCTGACACCGGCTATGGCATCCGGCGGCAGTCCATAGCAAAAGGCAGCAAGATCCCGAATGTAGCTATATTTGTGAAGCGAACCGCGCTAGAATTTCTGCAGATCCTCTTTTCGCAAAGAGAGGTGGGATCCTTACATTACGATCAGGACCCAGGCAGAAGCGATATCATCATTTCGGACGTCCACGCGGTAGACCTGAAGACTGTGGGCGCCCGTCCAGCAATCATCGCCATTCGTGGCCCCCTATCCTTTCAAGGGATGGGTCTTGGGGGAAATGCCCTCGAGAAACGGGACACGCGAACCGGCAAGTACACCTTCAATGACATCCTCACCGGATCAGTGGCTTTCAACTGTATAAGTCGAGAAGGCTTGGAAGCTGAGCAGATTGGGCACCTAGTGTTCAACTCGTTTAAGTTCTTCCAGCCGGTCTTGCGTAAGCTCGGTTTTCTTTCGATAAAAAGCCTAAACATCGGTGGTGAGGCGCTCATTGAGCAAGAGGGCGGGGACGACAAGACCTACCTTGTGCCCATCCTTCTTACCGTACAAGTGCAGGACAGATGGACACTGGATTCGAATGTTGAGAAGCGACTGTCGCAGATACTGATCGAAACGCTCATCGATTGAAAAGGAGATTTTCAATGGCTTATCGTCGTCCTGGAGTGACCGTCGTACAGGAGTTCGTGGACCTTGCCCCCGCTCTTGCAGCGTTTACGCTGCCCAGTGTTTCCGTGGGGCCGGCTTACCAGCTGGTTGATAACGATGCACTTGGCAACTACATCGGAACCCTGCAAGCCTATGCTTATGCTTCACTGTTAGGAGGGGCGCTTGTCGACCTCTCTTTTACTGCTGAAGATGAGATGTTCCCCGCGACCAAAAAAGAGATCTCGGCTGTCATCAAAAACACCGTGGTAGAGATTTTGGCCCAACAGGCTACAGGCTCGGGTGTTGGAGATGTGCTGTCAGATGTGACCCTCAATCAGTTTGCTAACACCCTTGCTGGCGACACCGTAGTCGTCGAAGAAGTGCTGGCGCTGACCATAGTCGCCGCGCAGGTCAACGGTATCTCGACCGACACTGCTGGCCAGCGTAACCGCTTGACCGCAGGCACTGCGAATCAGTTTGCAAATGTCAAAAGCGGAGACAGCGTAGTCGTTACTGCCGGAACCAACGCAGTTGTGGCAACGTTTACCGTCATCGCCAAGCTGTCGAGTACGATCATTGTACTCAGCGCCAACGTCAATGATGGTGTCGGGCCTTCAACGGACACAGCGTTCTCTATTACTGGGAACCGCGGTACGATCAACCAAGGCAACTATAAGGTTAAGACCGTCACTGACGAAAATAACCTTATACTCGAAACACCCTTCCCTGATACCCCGGAAGCGCCGCTCACCTACTCCATCCGTAGGGCCGTAGGGACCGTGACCTTGGTTCACTTGGCAGCACCTGGCAACGGCTTCACCGCCGATGAGTCCGTGGTGACTCTGCCTGCCTCTCTGCAAGTCGTGATTGAGGCAATCCCATACGATATTCTCACGGGCGCTGTGCAGGCATCCTACCGTGCTCTGCGGACGGATCTTGCAGCAGAAGTTCGCGCGTATGACAACCTTACCGGCGTTGTCGCAGTCATGGGTGTAGGCAACATCAGCCCGCAAAACCCACTTGGCTATGGCCTCTCGATCATGCTCCAGAACACCGTGACGCCTGTCCATGGTCTGGGCTTGGACGCGAATGCAGTGGTGGATGAGATCTTATCCTACACGGCAGCTACTGAGGTCTTGCAAACCTCTGACATGTACGCGATCGCGCCCTTGTCACAAAGCCCTGTGGTTCACACTCTTTTCAAAAACCACGTCGATCAACTTTCTCAGCCTGCGCGTAAGCAGGAGCGAGTTGTCCTCATCAGCAGCCTTTTGAAGACTGTGCTGGTTCTGCAGGAGGAGTCGACAACTGTCACCACCGCAAACGGCTCACGGATCATCGTTGCGACCCAAGTCGACGGTAGCGGAAGTTTCGTTGCAAGCCCTGCGACGCTGAACGACGCCACTCTCGATCAGTTCTTGAACGTGAACGTCGGCGACTCGGTTGTAGTTATCGGCGGCACTAACGTGACCCCCGGAACTTATGCTGTAGCGACCAAAACAAGCGTGAACGTGCTGATTCTCGCAAGCAATTTTATCACCTCCGGCACCCCGACCGACATCCAGTACTATATCATCCGCCGTGATGGTATCAGCGTAGGCGGCGCAATCCTCTACGATCGCAACGCATCGTTCATCAGCAATGGTGTCAGCTCTGGTCACTACCTGTCTATCCTTAGCGGGTCGTTAAAAGGCCGCTACAAGGTTGCCTCCGTGCAGAACGAGAAGCAGCTCACTCTTGCCCCAGCGATTCCTGGCGTCGTTACTCTCGCCACACTGATCAACTATCAGATGGACCGGGATATGACGAAGACCGAGCAAGCAGCGAATGTTGCCGGCTACAGCGAAGCCTTCGCTGATCGCCGCGTCGTGCACTGCTGGCCCGATGTGCTCAAGGCTCCTGTTGGGCAGACGACTGAGAAGGTTCCAGGGTTCTACGGCTGCTGCTCAGTTGCTGGATTGACCACGGGCCTCCCTACTCAGCAAGGTTTTACCAACCTTCTGATCTCGGGCTTCCTTGGCTTCGATCACTCAACCAAGTATTTCACCGAAGCGCAGCTTGATACCATTGCAGGCGGCGGCACTATGGTGTTTGCACAAGAGAGTCCAGATACTCCACTCTTCGTGCGCCATCAGCTGACAACCGATCGTTCTTCGATCAAGTTCCAGGAATTCAGCGTGACCAAAAACGTTGACTTCATTGCCAAGCACTTGCGAGACACCTATCGGGCCAATATCGGGCAGTTCAACATCATCGACACGACCCTGGACACGCTCAAGACCATCGCCGAAGGGGAGATTGTCTTCTTCCGAGACACCACTCGCATCCCGCGCTTTGGGGGCGTGGTTCGGAGCGGCAAACTCTCGAGCATCTCGGAGTCTGTCACCCAGATTGATACTGTGGACATGCGGTTCAAGTTCAGCATTCCGATCCCGCTCAATAACATTGACATCGTCGTCGAAGTGTAAGGAGGCATACACACATGGCTACAACGAGCTATAGCAACTGGGACTTCTACAATTTCAGGGTACAGCAAGAGCTGGTTGGGGGTCAGTTTGTGAGCGCCGAGTCCACACTCGTCGCCGCAGGACCTCCTTCACTTACCAACGCTGGTCAAGCCGGATCGGAAGTCGCGTACCCAATCGGCCTGCTTGAGAGTGTGGGGCTCCAGCAGAACCGTCAGCTGCAGCGAATCTTTGAGATCGGCTCCACCCGGAGCTACTTTATCCCAGGGCGCACGGTCGGCTCACTTTCGATTGGCCGGACGTTCTACTTCGGACCAAGCCTCCTGCGTGTCCTCTATGCTTACTACCGCAGTAACCCAGGTACCTTTGACCTGGGCACTAATGCACCTGGTGCGAGCGTGACGTCACCAGAAGGAAGGCGGGATGTTCCGGATCCCAATGCAGCCCTGCTGGATACTTTCAGTGTTGGGGACCTCAAAGAGCTGAAGCGTAACCCTGGTTACGGCTATCTGCTTATCGACTTGGCTTCGGACCTGTTCTCGCAGCCAACGGGAATGGCTATCTACTTCAAGGATGCCAACACCGATACCGTCGGCGGTTTTTATCTGGAAGAGGCCTATGTCCAGGGGCACCAGATGACAATCTCGAGTGGTTCTGTGCTGGTCATGGAAGGTGTTTCGATGCAATATGATCGGATTGTTCCGCTCAACATCGACGCCTTCTAAGAAGACCTTTAGTGTAGTGTTTGCGCTATTATATGACGTAACAGTGCTGCTATGC